AAGATGATAGGTTTGCTGAGAGTATTTCTAATTATTGTAACCACATTTTTAATAAAGATAACGATGGTTTCAGTATTTTGTATGATTTATTTAAAACAGCACTCCTTCAAAAGAATGGTTTTTGCAAAATCTACTGGAATCCAAGTTCGGAACAGAGAAAAGAGCAATATCAAGACCTTACTGAGATTGAATACAACTCGCTACTCCTTGATACTGAGGTTGAGATAGTCAATGTTGATGAAAAATCATCTGACGATGCTCTTTTCCCTGTCAAATACGATGTTGAAGTTAAAAGAAAGAAGGATTTAGGCAGAGTTAAGATAGAAAGTGTGCCACCAGAAGATATTTTGGTTTCCAAAAGAGCAACTTCAATGAAAGATTGTAATTTTATAGCTCATAGAGTCTATAAAACGAGATCAGAGTTAATTGACATGGGATATGATGCAGAAATCGTGAATGATTTACCTGTATCTGACGAAGAAGTCTTTAATACGGAAGCTGTAACCAGAAGAAGTTATGATGATGCTACTACGGATTTGAATGTAAGCACATTAGATCCTTCACAAGCTGTAGTTAATGTAACTGAATGCTATCTCAAAGTAGATATGGATGGTGATGGCATTGCAGAGTTGAGAAAAGTTACTGTTGGTGGTAGTGGTTATAATAATTACAAGCTTTTAGAGAACGAAGAAATACCATTTATACCCCTTACAATGGTTAGAGCTATTCCAATGCCGTATCGTTTCTTTGGATTAAGTTTTTACGACCTGATTGCCGATATACAAGCTGTGTCATCAACAATATTACGAAATACACTTGATAATATGTATTTCCAAAACCACGCAAGAACACTTGTTGTGGACGGACAAGCAAATTTAGATGATTTACTAACTAGTAGAGCAGGTGGAGTTGTTAGAGTTAAATCACCAAATGCTGTAACACCAATGCAGACTCCAAACTTCCTTAATGAAGGTTTGGCTATGATGAAAAAGATTGATGAAATTAAAGAATCAAGAACAGGTGTTGCCAAGCAGCAGATGGGTTTGAATGCTGACACGATAAACAAGTCACACACTACTGCTACATCAACAAATCAAATGATGATGGCTCAAACACAGCGAATAGAACTTATTGCAAGAAACTTTGCTGAGGGTGTAAAAGATATTTTTAAAACAATATTTGCTATTGTCTGTGAATATCAGGATACAGAAAGATTAATTCGAATTAATAATGACTTTGTACCGATGAATCCTCGTGAGTGGTTTAATCGCTATGATGTAACAGTGCAAGTTGGTCTTGGAACTGGAAACCAAGATCAAAGACTAGAAGTTTTGCAAAGAGTTTTAGCCGTACAGGAAAAAATGATTATGCAAGGTGGTTTGAACATGGTGACTCCGCAAAATATATACAATACTCTTGAACAATATTTACAAAACTCAGGTTATAAAGATGCGTCACCATTTTCAATAATCCTGCTACTGTTCCACCACAGCCAAGACAACCAAAGATTGATCCGTTGACGGTGGCACAGCAGGATGTCCAACGACAGGCACAAAAAGATGCAGCTGAATTGGATTTAAAAACTAAAAAATTACAACTAGATGCTACTCTCCAAGCAAAGAAACTAGATTTAGACGAACAAAAACTAGCTTCAACAATCATTAAAGATAATGATGGTCTTGATATGGAAAAAGAAAAGTTAGCAGCTAAAATTATACAACAAGGATTAAGTTAATGGGTTTTTTACAATCACAAAAGGCACAACAAATTATATCAGAGTATTTGGATAAACCATACAGTACACCGCCTGATATAAATCCTATATTTGATTTACGAGAGCCAGGTCAAGAATTCCCTCCTCTCAATCCGCCAGTACAAACAGATCCAGTTGTTGATCCTTGTCCTTCTGGTTATCAATTAATTGATGGAGTTTGTCAGCCGATAGATCAATTTAGTGGAAATATGGCAAATGAAGTAACAGGTGGTGGTAGTGATGATGATATGGAAGAAAGACCATATTTTTCTATTGATAAAATGCGTGGTTTATCAGACGATAAACTTATAGATTATTTATCATCTGGCTTTTTAACCAATAGCGGTATGTTAGGTTATCTTCCAAGCAAAGGTGGTAAAGTAACTTTTAAGGATGGCTTTGGAAGTATTCAAGGATCGTTATTACAGTTACCGTTTGGAAATCAAAGTGCTAAAAGAAAAGAAGCAATGGAAAACGAATTAATGCGTAGAGGTTTCTTTACTGGTCAATTTGATGATAACTTAAACAGAATTTATGATATACAAAGTGAGCCAGATAAAAGTATTTTATTCCAACCAAGAGCTGATACCAACGAAGCTGCTGTAACTTATGGCGGTAATCAAAATATTGTAACAGATGCAGGTGGTAGTTATGGAGGTGGTGAAGATTTTGGATCACCATTTACAAGTGATTATCAAGGTGGTTATCAAGGTAATGTTGTTATAAATAATCAACAAGTTCAAAAAGAAAGAGATAGAGTTGAGCAAGTGGTTAAAGATATGCAATCAGGCAGAAAAACAACTTTTGGAGGACTTTAATTGACTCCTGAACAAGAACAAAAACGATCAGAATTAGCAAAAAATATTTTAGACAATCCTGTATTTCAGGATGCAATAAAACAAATAAAACAAGAATTATACGGTGAGTTTCTTAATTCACCTGCACGAGATTCCGAAGGTAGAGAAAAAATTTATCTCATGGGTAAAATGTTTGATCTACTTTTAGTGAACATCAAGTCTGTGATGGAAACAGGCAAACTAAATAAAAAACAATAGGAGTTTTATGTCAGACAATCCGCAAACGGAATCTGTATCAAAACCAACCGAAACGATACAGGAAACACAACAGGCATTCGCCAATCTTATTAATACTGCAAGAAGCGAAGAACAGCCAAAAGAAGAAATAAAAGAAGCAGCACAAGACAACCTGGAAACAGATAATGAATTGTCTGTCGATGATATTTCTGACCAAGACTTAGTTGATAACGAAGAAACCACTACGGAAAACAATCAAGAACTTTTTGATATTACTATCAATGGTAAAACGCAAAAAGTCAACTTAGACGAGTTAAAGGAAGGTTACTCTAAAGGATCGGACTATACCAAAAAGACTATGGAACTTAGTGAGCAACGAAGAACATTAGATTCTCAGCTTGATACTATTTCCAAAGATCAAGAAGCAGTAAAAAAAATGCGTGAAGAATACGCACAGAAACTTCAGGTAGTAGAGCAAAATATACAAACTGATGATAATATTGATTGGGTAACTTTAGCTCAATCAGATCCGACAGACTATGCTGTTAAAAAAGCTGAGTATGATCGCAAAAAAGAATTGCAATTTCAAGTTCAGCAAGAAAAACAGAGGTTAGCACAGGAACAACGAAAAGAGCAGGAACAAATTTATCAAAAACATATCGAAAGTGAACGAGGAAAGCTTTTAAACATGATGCCTGTATTTGGCGATGAACAAAAAGCTCCAAAGTTAATGAAAGATATAAGTGAATTTGCAATGAAGCAGGGTTATACAGAGCAAGAAGTCAACATGGTTGTTGATCATAGAGCTGTAAAAACTTTGCACGATGCAATGAAATACAATCAACTTTTAGAAAAAAAGGGATTGCGTGATAAAAAAGTTAAACCTGCTAATCGTGTCGTATCATCTGAAGGTAAAAATAACACTCGATCTACTGACAAGCAACTGCGTGTAAATGATCGTATGAAAAAATTACAAAAATCAGGTAGAGTTCAAGACGCACAAGAGGTGCTGAAAGAAATGCTATCTAAAAATTAATCGGAGATTAAAATGGCACAACCAAGTGGTACTTTTGACACTTACGATGCTGTTGGTATAAGAGAAGATTTACAGGATGTAATCTATAATATTAGTCCTACTGAAACTCCTTTTATGACTAATGCAGCTAAAGGAACGGCTACTAGCACACTTCACGAGTGGCAAACAGACGGTCTTAGAGCAGCAGCCAACAACCATCAAATAGAAGGTGATGATTATGCAGGAACAGCTCAAATTCCTACTGATCGTCTAAATAATAGAACACAAATATCTGCTGAAGCAGTAATCATATCTGGTACAGATAGATCAGTTGACAATGCAGGTAGAGGTGATGAACTTGCTTATGCTCTTGCAAAGATTGGTAAATCTTTAAAAAGAGATATGGAAAAAGGCATGGTCGGAGTAGAACAAGCGAAAGCAACTGGATCTAGTTCGGCTGCAAGAAAATCAGCATCCGTTGGAACATGGTATGGCGGTAAAATCGCAGGTACAGGATCAAGCGGAACTAATGCAGATAACTATTCTAAGAATGGATCACCTTCAGCAGAACCTGCAGGTACAGGTGCAACTGCAATTGCAGGTGGAACAGCTAGAGCTTACACAGAAGCTTTACTTAAAGCAGGTTTACAAAAATCATACGAGTTAGGTGGAAACCCTGACACGGTATTGATGTCACCTGGTAATAAAGTATTAGCATCTGCA